GAGCTTAGCCGTGTTCTCCGGGACCGCCAGCCACTCATTCATGGCATCGACCGTATCAAAGATATACGCCGTGTTCTTGCCCTCAGCTATACGTCTTACGACAGCCAACTCGCTCTCGACATCGCTAAGTCTTTCCTTTATATTATTGATCTCTCGCTCTAACTTATCATAATTATTCTCCTGATCTATAGCGTCACCGATGGACATATAAACCTCGTTAGTGAGCTTATTGTAGGTAACACGAGCCACCTTCTCGTAGGATGTCTTATACGTAGATGAACCCTTACTGGTATGACAAACAAAATCATACGTATTTTGATACACCACAGATCCACCGGTATTGATGAAATTATATCCATCTTGGCTCATCGTACCTCCCTTGTATCCAACAAGTTCAAAAGAACATTTACCCGTACCTTTAGATCCAAACCATGTAGCGTAGGCCATGAAATACGTCTCTTCAGGTAGGATATCATAATATTTAGCCCTTAAATCCTTCACCGACATCCAAACACATTCCTTACCAGAACCGGTATTATCACCACCCCATTTAAGAACTTCTCTAACAGAGCTATCTCCATTTCCGGGGCCAGACCAACCTACAGCAAGATTATCTATGGTGGGAACATTAGAATTAAGGGCTTCCGTCATCGTGTCCAAGTCCCTTCCGGAACTTGATTCCCATAAATATCTGAACGTCACAAAATCAACATCCCCGATCTTAATGCCTCCAGTATTACTAGGATATGTTTTTGTGACTAACTCATAATACCATTTACCATCACGGAAAGTAGCCCTTATCCTCTCTACTTGCTTGGGGGATATAGAGACATATGATCCGCCAACGGAAACGTTATCGCCATCAACCGCACGGGAAGTCCCATCCTTTGGATCCTCAGGGTCCACGGGGGTGTAGATCGTAGCCTGCTTATCTCCGGCATTGATAACAACTATATAATAGCTGTCCCCATCAAGACCCTCATCATGAGCCATGGTTACAAAGCCCTGCTCGCTATCCGGCCTCCATTCAACGACAACCATATGCTTATCCATAGGTATACCGGAAACGCTGTTAACGTAATTGGTTGACGACATGAAAATGGCATGATCATCATAAGCCTCATCAACACGTTGATGCTTAGTAGCCAATCCGTCAAGACGTGATATCTCAATGGGGTCAGTTACCTCGACCCCATTATAATCATACCACTTATATCCTATCATCGTATTCTCACGACGATATTTCCTTTTTCTTACGACCTGACCTCCAGCTAAGGCGTCAATCATAAAATAATCATTACATACTTTAACCATAGCCATTCAGATTAACAGGTTTGACATAAACAAGCCACGATAGTAGCGCCAACAGGAATGGCGGTCAGCGTAGTCCCCACCGGGTAGGTAGTAGAGGATGACTCCATCACCATCAACGACGTCCGCTCTACGACCATATTGTTATCAATCAACCGGCTCCCCTCCACATAGAACCGGCCATCGGCCACCTCATAGCACTCTCGCACCGGAACCATATGTCTTTGGCTCTTATCCGCGTAATCGCAGATCGTCACCTTAGCCCCATCCGGTATAGACGTAAGCTCATCACCTACATTATAATCAGGATGATCAGAGTACACGACATACAATATAGACTTAATATCCTGCAATGCCGGATTGACTGTCCTGAACCCCTTCAAATGTATCTTATGACCACCGATCTCATAACAATCATCCACGTCCATGATATTAAGATCACAACTGATAACCGTCCAGCCGTTAATAACCGTCTGCGTAGGGGTAGTATTGATAGGATGATCGGGGTCGGTAGACTCAACGATCTTATAGTCGAAAGTCTTTACATCCAGATTTCCGTTCAACGACTCCTGTCTCCTGATCTTCACCGTACCCTTTCCGGTATCATAACAGGTCTCGGTAGTATCTATAAGCCGATCCATGTAATCCGGCTCCTCGCATTCGATACGAGTAAAATTAGATGGCAAAGAGATATATTGAGCACCAACATGGATATCATTATCTGTAGAACTCAATACATGATGATTATACGACCTAACATGATTTAAAGGGTTGATAACGTAAGTGGATTTAATCCTTACCGATCCTCCCGGTGTCGAGTAACATTCTATCGCATTTCTGGTAATACGATCATCCAACCTTTCTAGAGCACACCTTTCACGGATAAAATCCGCAGGGATATTATTTATCCTATTTCCTAGCCCATACCTATTATCAGACGAGTCCACAATCTCCCAGAACTGGTTTCTTTTCCCAAGATCACCGTCATAAGACACCACATGTCTCATACGCACGCTTCCGGCTGATGTCTTGTAACACTCCTCGATATCAATAGGCATCCTATCTTCCATATCCGTGAAATCACAAGACACCAAAGAGAATCCGTCCGGGAGGGTAGCCAGTTCGGCCCCCGGAACGAAGCCGGCGTCATCCGATTCAAGCACCTCGAAGCGGACGTATCTTGCCTTTATCTTGGAGTCATAAGAAACCAACCTACGAAGCTTGACATTGCCATTGCCTCCGTCATAACACTCGACATAAGACCTGATGTCACGCTCCTCCATATCGTCGAAATCACAGACAGTCCTTACCCACGTATCTGGCAAGGAACTGAAGCTGGCGCCCTCAGGTTGTGACGGGTCGGTAGTCTCCAGGACTTTATAGTTCTTATCCCTAACTCCTATATTCCCGTCCCATGACGTAAGAACCTCCAGCTTCACCTTACCGGCCGGTGTCTTATAACATTCTATAGTTACCTCAATATCACGATCCTCCATATCCGTGAAGTCACAAACGACCTCAACCCAGTCATCGCTTATGCTGGTGATAAACTCACCTACCGGATTCTCAGGATCGGTACTTTGCTTGACGCGATACCATTCCTTTCTGGTACCCATCTCGTAATCAAATATCTTATACCCCTCTATCTGTACCCTTCCGGTCCCGGTATCAAAGCATTTAAGCACCGGTATTATCTCCCTTTGGGTCATGTCCGGGAAATCACATACTATACGCCTCCACGTATCAGGTATGGCATTATACTCCGTACCGATAGGATTACTATCGTCAGTCGTATTCACCACCTCGTAATGGGATACCTCGGGATTCAGGCGGGGGTCAACTGACTCTACGCCCTCGATCTGGACCTTACCGCCTTCCGTGGCATAACATTTACTTACGAATATCAACTCCCGATCGGTCATCTCGGCTATACTACAATCTATAGCCACCCATTCGGCAGGAACCTTATCTAATTCCGTACCGATAGGAGTATCGACATCCGAGGAGTTGACGATAAATATCTTCTCGGCCAGTATCTCCCCCTTATTATTCATATAGGTATGGATACGAGCCTCTACCTGACCTCCCGGAGTACGATAACATTGGTTGACGATCGACACACGGGCGTCTTTGATGTTAATGAACTGATAGTCCTTTCTAGGGACATCGCTTACAAGTCTCTTTACTCCTTTATCATCGAAGTACACGTAACATCCGTCATTCCTCATCATGACCGGATACGTCTTTCCGTCTATGACAACACCGGAAAAGTCATCTGGCGGAACGGAGAAACCCATGCTTCCGAATATAGAAGCCAGTCTCTTTAGATACTCATTAATGCCTGACATATTATAACATTTTAGTTCTTATGCTTCAAAGGTAATAAAAAAGGGGAAAGAATTGAATCTCTCCCCTTTAGGAAATATATGAACGCAAAAAAGGTTCTTTATTTCGGTTCGGTCACGATAGCCGGACCAAGACCAGCAGCAGCACCGATCATATTAATCATCTCCTGAACGCCCTCATGAGCGCCATAACGTACACGTAAGATCAAGTTGATAGGATCATCAGCGATAACCTTTCCGAATCCCTGAGCGTATCTATGAGGATTGAGCGTAATCTGGAAGTCAACGTACTGAGCCGTTTGCTCTACACGACTATATTCGTTCATGAACGTCCGCCCCATGAAATCCTGATGTTTCGGGAATCCATTGAAGTGAGCATATCCCTTCAACTCATCATCCATCATATTGCCGCCTACGTGAGTACGTGGTGCTTTGCTGGACAATCTCTCGAAGTGAAGCTGATCCCACCAGATAGGAGAACCCTCATCCAAAGAATCGGGATAACCGCCGCTAGCTCCAACGATCTCTACGCTATCCTCGATATAAGTCATTTGATCCATCAAGCACTCTGACGGAGATAATAACATTTCCTTACCACGGAAACGGATACCGCACTTGCAATTCGTGCCAAGTTCCTGAGCCGACTCCAATTTCTTCCACATACGGTTGCGGTAGGACGCCGGAGCCTTGCTGGTGAAGAATCCCTCGAACACCTTGTCGCACTCATCACACAACATGTTAGTATATACCGTTGTCTGGAAGCTATGCTGGCAAGCAGCAGGAGTACCGTAGTCAGTGATCTCCAGTTCCGGGAACGCCTGCTTGATTTCCTCCAAAGCGCTTTCGCCACACTCGTTATCCGGGATCGTGATATAATACTTCTCGGTGGATACCTTACAAGAACCACAAGCTGACCAAGAAGCGGTACGAACCGTAGGGTTCTCGCACATATCGGATGTCTTAGCCACATAGTAGATAATAGCCGTAGGATTAGCCTCCACGAAAGTAGAGATCTCCTCATCCGTCAATTTCTTGGAAGTAGCGGCAATATACAAACCTGATCCCTTGATCTGACTCATCTTGTTAACCGTATCGGCTACAACGTTAGGCAATGACTCCACCGTAGTAGACATATCGACACCGTCATCCTCCAAGGAAATAGAATACAGATAGCCGCCCTTAACCTCGGTATAGTTAGGAGGACAATCCGTACATCCTTTCATGATAGAGATAAGGCGTTGAGTATAATCAGCCGGTTTAGCGCCTTTCTTCATCACCTTATAACGTGACATGCTACCCTCGATAGTCTCACGTACGATCTTCAATCCTGGATATTGAGAGCGGACCTCAGCCAACGCCAGATCATCACCAGTATCGCATACCTCCATGCAATAGAAATTGACATCCTCCGTATCAGGCTCAGTAGCCTCGTTAGTACATCTTGTAACCGGAGTGATATCAATATAATCGGACACCTTGCCACCACCTGCGATAGGTTGGTTCTTCATCCGCTCGATACACTTCAATACAGCAGGCAACAAATCAACCTCCTCGCAAGGATCACATTCCTCGCATTGATTAGGGGTATTGTCGCAATCATCCAAGAGGATAGCGTCAAAGATCTCAACACGACCTCCCTCGTAGCCAAGAAGCTCGAAAGCCCTGCCGGCGAGAATCAAGCGGATAACGATACGGTCGCCCTTGGAAACGGAGAAAGCCGTGTCGTCAGAGACACCATTGTATCCTAAGATAACGTCATCGACATAAGCATGATCTTTCTTCGGCCAAGAAGCGTAAATCTCGGTGATCTCATTCAACGAGAACAAAGGCGTGGAAAAATCCTTATCATATATAGAGCGGGAAGCCGCTTGTTCATTACGACCGATACGGATCTCATAACGCTTATCATTACGAGGCTTACCGGTAAAATCAGTAACGGCCTTACAACCGTTCTCGGAAGTATCTTTAGTATCGTAAATACCGATCTGTCCTTCCTTCAAGAAGATGGAATCAACATCCACCATCTTAGCGTGTGGGGATACGAAAAGTACCCGGTCTTGCGGTCTGTGCAACATATAATCAATATTTTAGTTCAAAAAAATCATTTACCTACGCAAACATAACAATAAACAACATCAAGGCAATAAAACATGGTCGGGAATATATGGAGACGCTATGATATTACGTTTTTTGTAAACATGTTATACTGAAAAATGACACAAGAATGCGTATACCCATAAAAACAGGACAAGATTATTTATAGTAAGTATCTTATAATCAACTACTTTCTGGAGTCGGATATTTCTCCGAATCCAGAAAAATAATATCCGATTATATAATAATGCAATAAAAATCCCATTCACATAATTCTATGTATCAATATATTATAATATATTTTGGCAACAAATCCCATTTAATTATATTTGTATCGTGAATCTATCTATCACAGACCGATTCACGATGTAGTATAAATTAAAAATATAAAGTTATGAAATCAAATTTGATTTTAAAATCAGAAAGCAGGATGCTTTTAGGGAATCAGATATCCATAATGAGCAAGGATGGGTATGTATGTATAACTGAGGCTATGAGTTCAATAAAGAGCAAAAGGGAATCCATGGGATTATCATCAAGGGAAATTAATGACGTATTGTCTCAGCAAGGGTTCAAGGAGAAGATAAAAGCCCTAATGAGCCAGCTTGGATACGGCAATGATAATATCAAAAGCAAGCTGGATTATGAGAACCTTACGCTAAAAGAATTTAGAAAAGCGGGATTAGCCTATAGGAAGGGAGGTAGAGGAGCCCAAAAATGGTTTATAGATCCATACGTATTTATCACCATAGCCATGGAGTTGGATCCTGAAATATACGCCACGGTAGTTATATGGCTAACGGACGGCCTCGTAAAGAATAGGAATATAGCGGGAGATACGTATATAAAAATGAGCGGAGATATAAGATCCTTATTAGGCGATAATATAACGAATGATGATTTCAAGGGATATATATCAAGGATAGCCAAAGGCATAAATTACGTGGTGTTCGGCAAGCATGAAGAGGGCATAAGGAATTATGCCTCGATTACGCAAATGCAGGAGATAATAATGACACAAGGATATATATCCGATATGATAGAAAGTGGAATCGTTTCTAATTTTGACGGAATAATAAATTATCTCGGCATGAAGTGGAAGAAAAGATGGGGATCGAAAAATCCTGTCATAGATAATTAAAGCAAGTTAACAAAAAGCCTACCCGTTTCCGAGTAGGCTTAATGATCAAACTAACGGTGTTTATTTAAAGGAAGCCACATTATCCTTATCCATCCCATATCTACTTAGTTCATTCTCGTTAAGGTTGAATTGCTTGGCGACCATATCCAGAATCTCCTCCACCAAAGGATCGGGCAGCTCAGGGTCGATGTCCGTGGACCGCTCGCCGGCGGCGTTGATGTACCCGGCCAGATCCACCCGTACCGGATTCCGGTAGTAGGTCATCCTAACCTCGTCTGTGCGGAAGCCGTCCTCATACACCACGACCTTCCCGTCACCTATGGTGTAGAACGTTTCCCGATAGTCAAAAGAAGGTTTATTATTATCATCCCCAAGAAGCTCATGGACATTCTCGTTCTTAGCCTCCCATATGACAAAATCTCCAACCTCACATCCATTATAAGAAAACGCTCCTTTTATATTTGAGAACCATAAATAATCATCAGGAAGACCGAATGATGTCGATTCGGGGTCATCAATATGATTGATCTTATTAAGCGATTTCCAGTATACCAGAAGAGTTTGTATAGATCGGATGGTCTCATCATCCTTCCTATTAAGATAGTATCTTATCAACCTATCCTGAGCCTCATTGAACAAAAGCACGAACCTTCCTGGATCAAGCTTAATCCCGCCATTGGCGAGATTCTGCTCATTCTTCTGCAAAGACCTTAGATACGCTTCTTGGATTGTCATAATTATTCCTCCTTAACCTTATCACCTTCCTCTACGTCATCCTTCTTCTTAATATCCTTAACCTTCTTGGTCTTGGACTTATCATCGATATTAGACATAGATATGATCTCCTCATACTCATCCAATACATTAGCCTTTATGTTAATAAAGTCTTTCTTGGTAGCCAAGAACTCAGCGGATGTCCGAACGTCAGGGCCTATGATCTGGCCATTA